CCATGTTGCCGGGAAAGTTCTTCTCCAATATGCACCATGTGTTGTCCTCGTTATAAATCTTTCTTGCCATCACACAATCAGACGGATAAGTGTATGTGTACTTCCACCCCGGCGTGGTTGTGTTGACGGCCGTTAACTGTGTGTACTTCCGTGCAAAGCTCCAATTGTATGCCCGCAGTAAAACTTGCCTCTGCAAATCATAGTGCAGATTGCAGGTCCGGGCAGCTTCCGTATCTTCGTTCAGGGCGGATATCTGTTCCCGCCCTATGTGGTTTAGTGCCAGGTTACAAATGTCAGTAGCTGTCATAGTCATGACTCATACCTCGCTTTTAAAAAAGGGATGGGGAAACCCCCACCCCTTAAACTCTCACAAAGTTTTTCAATCATTTAATGTCCGCATCAGCTACAAGGCCTGCGGTAACAACAGCGTCACCGGTCATGGAAGCAGAACCCTGGAGTTTCAGACGGAAATACTTCAGTGCGCCAACCGGAACACGGACGGATACAACTTCGCCCTGGGAACCGGTCGCAACAGTTTTGGCATACAGATCCACAACGCCGGAACCGAAACCAACCGCATCGCAAGTCTGCAAAGTGATGGTCAGGTTGCCGCCGGCAGAGGCTGCGCCCGTAATCAGAACTACCAGCCAGCAGGCTTCTTCCGCATCACCGCCGCCGGTATTGGCAACGATATTGTCAGAATAAGCAGCGGTAGTGCCGTAAGTAGTAATAGCTTTCTTGTTTAAAAAGAGATTACCAGCATCGAAAATCATAATTCGTTTCCCCCCTTCAATTAGGTAAACTGGCTTTCATTGTTAACCATGCAATCCAGCCGGACAACTTTCATGCCGTCTACACGCATGATGGGAATGCCGCCTTCAATGGTTTCACGGGTTACATAGCTGTTGGTCTTGTCCATCAGATAAATCTTTAATCCGGTGTAGAAATCCGTGGAAACGTACAGTACGCAGCGTTCCGGGTGACGCATACGATCATGTGCTTTCAGAATAGCACCCATAATAGCCAGCTTCTGTGCGGCAGTGCCGGTGGTCAGGTTAGAGGTCAGGATGTTGCGGACAGCACCTGCGCCACGGTAGTCACGGCAGCTCAAGCCGCATTTCCACTTGAACAGAGATACCATTGCTTCGTAAGGTTTGCTGTTGGAATCGAACACGGTTTTCTGTCCCAGGTCCTCATGAACCAAGCCAGCGGTAGCTTCTCTCGGATAAATGCCGGTGGTAGCTCTGTCACCCCATTCCACAAGGAATGCAGAGGTCATGGAAGAAGCGGTAGTGCCGCCAGCGTCAACAGTGGTGTAACCCTGTGCGGTTACGGTGTTTACGCCCATCAGCCTATGACGGATGTCCAAACCATTGAAGGTATTAGGGTCCAGGTTGGTGTTGCCGTACATAACCATTTCAGCAACTTTCTGCCCAAAGGCTTCGATGAAACCTTTGTCCTCGCTCCTGCGGAACGCTTCCTTGTCAGGTGCCAGTGCCAGCAGTTCGGTATCAACTTCGCTGCGGCTTTCCAATACTACAGCCGTGTCCACAATCTGTTTGGTGCTGGATTTGTCCGGGGTAACGCCCTGGTTGATATAACGCACAGCCGGAGTCGGCAGAGCAGAACGAATGGTAGTCTTGTTACCCGTTAAGAGGTTACCTTCCATCCATGTCATGTCATCCAGGATAGGGTTGGACAGAGCCAACACTTCGATGATTTCGTCGATGTATCCCTGCGGATTCATCCGTTTACGGTAATCGTTTAAAGTCAGTGCATTTGCACCTACGGTTGCCATGTTTCAATCACTCCTTTTCTTAAAAAATTAATTTACATTTTACTGTTGGGATACCAGCTCTGCGCCTTTGTAGGCGGTGCGTTAGTCCCAACAGCGTTTACCAACTTGCCCGGATCAGCCATCACAAGCTGACCCAACATCTCAAATGCCTTGATTACTTCTATGCGGTTGCCAGCACCCGTTTCGTTCAACGCCTGACGGATGCCCGGCACCGTTTTCTCAACGGCTTCTATTCCTGCACCGGCGGTTGACATGACATTTTCAAAGTTTGCTCCCATCTCCGCTTTCGCAGACTCGCCCCACTTGGTCACCTCGGCATTGTACTGTTCCCTTACCGCATTTGCGATTTGTTCCCCGTACTTAAAACCAAACTGCGCTATAGCGTTTGCCTGCTCGTTCGTGAGATTCATGGATTTGGCTAACTCGGTGTAATCCTTCGTCAGTGCCTCGTCCATCTCCACACCTTCCGGGATGGATTCCTTAAAGTCATAGACAACTTCCTTCGGTGCTTCTGCCTCGGTAGGCTTCGCCTCGTCTGCCGGAGTGGCGGTACCGTTTCCACCCAGCATGGTAGGTTGCGCTTCTACACTCGGCTGGTTAGCCGTTTCTGACGGCTGCGGTACATTCGTGCTATCGTTGACCGCTGCTTGTTCTTCAGCCATTGTTGACTCCTTTCTCCTCTGCCTGCCGTAACGCTTTCTCCTCAAACTCAATCAGCTCTTCCTGCGCCGAATGGAACAGTTTGATTCCTTCCACACCCAGCAGACTTTTGATGTTTTGATATATATCCACGGCTACGGAGCGGCGGCCTTCGTTGTAGAACGTGCCGCTGTTCCCCGTAAAAGCCGTTGACATCAAACCTTCGTTTTTCATGAGGCGGGCAATAAACCAACGCCCTTCCTCTGAATTCAAGAGTGCCGTGATGGCCTCTTTATCCTTGTTGGCAATCGCAATGCGTACCCACTTCTGCCGGTCATCGCCATCGTAATTGCTCACATAGTGTTTCCCCATGTCATACCACTCCGCTCATGCCTAACCAATCTTGCAAGGCAGGATTCCCGTCATTCGCTGCGTTGGTCGCATTCTCTGCCGCCTTCGTGATATCCGGCAACGCCTGGGCAACTTGCAACGCCTGCTGTTCCTGCTGTGCCTGCTGCATGGCCTGCTGTTCCTGCTCAATCATCTGCTGGACTTCTTCTGCCGGTCTACGCATCTTCGCTGGCGCACCCAACAGCTCAAGGTACTTCGCAACAGTGTTCAGCGGGTCTATCATCTTGATGCTGTCCGGCCAGATCTGTGCCATCTGCGCCGTGAACGCAATCGCCTGCTCAATGTTTACCAATCCGCTCATCCGTTGCGCCTGCGCCAACGGACTAATGTACTCAATCCTTACGTCCTCTTCCCCTATCAGCATTGCGATGTCCGGGGGGATGGGCGGGAACACACCGGCTCTCTCAAGTATGTTGTAGGTACGCTCAAGAATAGGAGTTAAGTATTCCTCTTGCAGACGTTCCACAACCGGGCCAAGCTGTTGCAGTTTTTCTTGCTGACGTTCCACGATTTCCCTTGCCGTCATGTTGCCCGTGGTAATGGAATCCAACATGAGGAACAAGTCAGCACTATAAGCACGTTTGATGCTGTCCTCTGTGCGGATAATCTCCTCTGCCAAATGCGGAAGGTCCATTGCAACATTGAACAACGGATTCACCGTGCTGTTGGGAGAGGATAACTTTGTCACGCCGCCGGGGATAAGATTGATTCCTTCTGCCATGACATCTGCCGTTGCGGTCAGAGGCGGTTTCACTGCCAGCTCCACAGCCGTCAGATAATCCCGCTTCATGACTTGCAGTGACTTGGAATCACCCAGCGCATACCATCCTGGACCGTAGCCATACGGATTGTTTGCGTTGGTTGAATATCTCCCGGTCGGTACGGGGAACTCTTCGTACCCGCCAACGTAGAGCCATTCGTTTTCACCGCATCCGTCTATCCAATACATGGAGATATACGGCATATTCAGACGGCCTATCCGTCCGGGAACGGCTTGTGCATTCGGTTGCACTAACCACCACACATAACGTGTTGTGTTGTCCGGCACTCCGTTTGCCTCAATGTTCATGCGGTCATTGTAGGGGAGTGCCTCTAAACCGAACGTATCGATGATTTGTGACAACTTCATGGGGTAACGCCTTGCGAATGTGTTTACGCTTCCGTCACCGCCAACGTCAATATAGTATGTTCCAATCGTCTGCGCTTGGTATCTCACGCCCTTCTTGGTGTCCGGCAGAACCGCAAGCGGTGCTTGTCCGTAGGGTAACTCAAAGTACGAACTATGGATTGCGTTATAAAAATTGCTCCCAGACAGAACGCTTTGCATTATCTCCTGCCGCTGGTCTAATACCGCACAAGCCTGCACGTTCTCGTTCAGCTCTGAATTGCTGAATTGAAACTTGAACCACTGTCTGCTGGGCGGGGTCAACCCGCTCATGATACCCGCAGCGAATATCTGACAGCTTGCCCACGCCACACCCTGGGCAATGTGTAGGTCTTTCCGTCTGCCCGGATAACTGTCATCGCCTTGCCTCTTGAAATCCCCCACAAAAGGAATCTCATAGTTGCGGATGTCAATCCATTGATCTTCCCACCGCAGGCGTTCCTGCTTGAGCTGGTTTATCCTCGCAAGCACTTTTCTTTTTTCCGGCCAATAGTCTTTTCTGACTTCGGCATCAGCAGGCCTCATCTCCCCCGCAGGTCTTGCCAATAAAGTGTCCATGCGATCACCCCAACGTCTGACGTGTGCCACCCTGTGCAGCGTCCGTCAACACCGCCCTATCGTCTGCAATTCGTGTGGAAGCATATCCTCTGCGTTTGCGTAACTTTTCTGCTTCTGCTTTCGCCCGGTCATCCATCGCAGCGGTATCGGTTTCGCTGACGGCTGTCGGTGCAGGAGCCACTTGTTCCACTTTCGGTTTAGAACTTTTCATGATGCACATATCAATCACCTCATTCAAATAACTTGTATTCCGTGTTTGCTTTAACCACTTGCTTGTGGTTTGTTGGTTTATTTATCGGTACGGCAAAGGTCAGAGCAAGGGAATCCGCTCTGTCCGGTGACCGCCCCGTGAGTTC